AACTTTTACATTTGAGAATATATTAGTCAACAAATTGTTTACTAAAAATCTTTAATTTCTCAAACATAATTCTCAAACACAAAAACACTTAAAAAATATTCGGTTACAATATTAAAAATATTTTTTTTTATTTTTCATTTTCTATTTCAACAATGAACATTTTTTTTAAACTTTTACATTTGAGAATATATTAGTCAACAAATTGTTTACTAAAAATCTTTAATTTCTCAAACATAATTCTCAAACACAAAAACACTTAAAAAATATTCGGTTACAATATTAAAAATATTTTTTTTTATTTTTCATTTTCTATTTCAACAATGAACATTTTTTTTAAACTTTTACATTTGAGAAATATTATTATTTTAATTAATATATATAATTTAAAATAAATTATAATAATGTTGTATTATAAAAAAGAGTGTATAATTTATGTATTATATATAAGTTTAGAAAGTTTAAATTTATTATCAATTAAATAAACATAAATACAATCTTAATTAAGTTATTGTTTAATAATATATAATTACATATAAATGCTGTTATTTATTTACACCAATACAAATCCTTATATAATATATTATCAGTTGTACAATATAAAATATACCCTCTCCCCGCTTAACTTAATTGAGATTTTTGGTGAAAAATTTACATATTATATCGTTTCTTGTATAATTTATTGGTGTTTGTATGTATTTTAAAAAAATTCATTTCTCTTAACTTCTTTAAATATTGTTTGAAAAATACCAAGACTAACCCTTTCTCTTCATTATTTGAAACACAAAAATCAAAAAATTTCGTAATAATATTGAAATAATTTTACAAACAATTTGTCTATAAAAATTTTAAAATTATAAGTGAAAAATCTCTATTTATATTCTATAACTATGACTGATGATTTCACCGATATTAACAAGAGAGCGAAAAAAGTATATAAGTCATTAAAAGAAGATGGTTACATTATAAATGAAATTGATAATGTCAAGGAAGGAAAAAAAATATACAATTCATTAACTGAGGAAGAACAAGAAGACTACGATAAAGTATATAAACAAACAAAACAAGAAGCGGTTGATCTTTTCGTTGATTATCATAATATGGCTAACAACGAAAACGTTTCTTTGGTGGTTGAATCCAATATAAAGTTGCAAATCGAAAAACTTTTCTTGTACATTGAAAAAATTTCTTGTGAGGAATCGGCGATAGGAATATATAATGAGGCTTGTGAACAAATAGACTCAGAAATTTTACCAATATCGTCATTAATGAGATTGAAGTTATACCCAGATTTCTTACCAGAATTTAATTTTCAATATCCAATTGAACAACTAAAGTCTTACGAATCTAGATCAAGAATTAAAAATATCGCAAAATTATTTAAAGGGATAGAAAAATTAACCATATTGAATGATTTGAACACCGAATATACAGAATTATACTTGACTGAAATCTCCAATAAAATTAGGTCGTTTGTGATACTTAAAAAAATAAATTATGATCCTTTTCATAGACATAAAGACCCCTATATTATCAAATACATGTATACATTTCCACCATTTAGAAGAAAAGGTTATGCAAAAAATCTTATAAATTATCTTCAAGTGACATATAAAGAAATGACAGGTTTTTCTAATAGTGATGAAAGTAATGTATTCTTATTAGAAAATGGTTTTAATTTGATGAATGATGATATAGAAAAAGCCATATTCACTTATCCATAAATATCTTATTCAAAAATGTTAAATATCTAGTCTCATCAACAGAATAATATTTCTTCTGTTTGAGAGAATCTATTAATGTCTTATGATTTAAATATTTCAATTTTTCTTTATGTTGTTCAATATTTTTTTCATTTTTGTATATTTTTAACAAAACATTTTTATTTTTTTTATAATTATCTAGTATTTTTTGGTATCTATCTGGAGCATGTTTGAAGTCCATATTAATTCTACCTAAATCTTTAAATCCGGCCTTCATAACGATTTCTTCATCTTCATTTTCACTATCTGACGATTCGTCTGAATCCTTTTCAATATCATCTTCGTCTACTTCCATGTCTATCGCATCTTCAAAATCATCCATAATTTATATATTAAAAATGAAATGTTTAAATGAAAAAAAAATAAATAAATGTGAAGAGTTTTGTGACACATCTACCGGCCAATGTTACAAATCCACATCTAAGGGAGCTCCCTGGGGGTTTGATAAGAAAAACACGCACAATGATTTGATTTATAATGAAGAATATAGATTATTTGGAAAAAAACACGATGTCGATATACACATCAATGAAATAAATTCTGCGTTATTGAATGCATCTTTGGTAAAAAAAAATGTATTTAAATTAGATGTTCAGAATGATATAAGCATAGATAGATTCGTATCTAAAGATTTACATAAATTATATATTTTCTTGAATAATCTGAAATTATAATAAAGAAAATTTTTTTATTTATATAGTAATGTAGTTTAATATAATACCAAATGGAAAGTTTAGATATGGTTGATGATATTTTTAAAAATTCTGTATGTACAATTTTATATTATATCGACAAACAACAAACAATACGAGATATGAGTCAACTTAATTATGAAATAGGATTTACTTATTGGAAAGTTAAAAATATAAAACAACATTTTATATTTTATTTTATTGAAAACGAAAAATATATAGTTTTATTTGCAGACAAATTGGGTGTTCAAATATTAAAAGGAATAGCAAATGAATCCAAAAAATTGAATACAACAAATATTATTGTAATGTATCTAAAATGTACTCCAGAATGCCTAAAAATAAAATCATATGAAAATATAAACTTAACCTTATACTGTTATTCTGATTTACAATGTAATATTTTAGAATTAAATTCTAATCCAACATTTGAATTGCTCACCGATCAACAAAAAAAAGACCTGCCGTATGATCCAAAAAAATTACCAAAAATTCTACTTCAGGATATTATATGTAAATGTTTAAATGTTAAATTGGGAGATGTAATAAAATCTATTAGAAATAAAAATCAAAAAGACGGAGTATATTATAGATATGTATCTATTAAATAATTTAATATATAAAAGATATGAGTCCCAAAAAAGTTCTTACGGCCAAAGAAAATAAAAACACAAATATTCTCATGTTTTATACAGATTTGCCAAAATTAATCAAACAACAATTTTCTCAAAATTTGTTAAACATAAATCTATGAATATGCCATTTACCTATATATATACGTCAAATATTGTAATAAAATTACAATAAGTTTATTCTGTTGACTATATTTGGGATATTATTTTTTTGTTTAGAATGATGTTTTATAATCTCTTAACCAAGGTTTATCTCTGGCAATAAATGTCCCAAAATCAAATTCATTTAGTCTTAGATCATTATCTTCATCATATATATTTGTTTCCATTATTTGTCTAGAATTTCTTTGACCAAAGTTAATATTTCTAACGGGGTTTGCGTCGGGTCTTTTGTAAGCATTATTCATATAAGATTCATTGTTTCCCATATTGGCTGCCATAGGAACAGTTAAATTTCTATCCATAGGATTTATCCCTCCATAATTCATAGAATAGTTATTAAACGATTTTGTTGGATTTTGGGTATAAGACACCCCCGAGTCCAAAGACTTGGAAGGATTCAATTTTGTTATAATCCTATTAACATGTCCGTCCAAATCGCTAGCAGAATTTATTTTTGAACTATTGAATGCACTCGTTGCAATTCCTTTTCTAAATAAAATTAGAAAAGGAGTAACTATATTTGTTATGTTGGTGGCTTTAAATTTTTCTATAATGGGCTCTCCGGGTTTAATACTAATAACTCCAAATGTTACTGTCGAATTTGTAGATGCTACTTCATAAAATATATTATCAAAAATTTTACATGCGGTGCACCTAGTCTGTTTAAAATAGACTAACATAAATTCATTAAAATTATTAGTATTTGTATTTATCATAAGAACTTTTTGGATATCACCATTTTTTCTTTTTACGTTTTGAACTGAAAAATTCGAATCATTTAATGACAACGTAACCATTTTTAATAAAAAAATTCTTAATTAATCTTATTTCTTGAATTTATATTATAATTTCATTTAAATATTGTAATATTCCAATAATAATTTTCGTTGGTTAAAATTTAAAAAAAAATATAGTTTTGATTATCAAAACTATGAACGGGGCGTCAAAAAAAACCTGTGATAATTCCTGTGATAAGTTAACTAATCTTAAAAAGCATTTGCCCCCAGAAATTGTTGTGGGTATATATAGAAAATTAGATGTAAACACCGCTTTTAAATTAAACTTGTCTAATAAAGAATCTTGGTCATATCTCAATAAAGGAGATGTATATAATTCAAATAAAAATTATAAACAAACTTTAGATAGTAAATTTTTAAAATGTCATGAAAAAATTCCGGACGACTTATAAAGTTATCGGAGCAATAGCACCATAATTTTGTGAACTAACCCTCGTAATTCATTTAACTCTTTTTTGATCGATGTCATCTCTGCTGAAAGTTTATCTGTTTTCTCTTGTAAATGTAATATGGAAACAGCATTAAAATTATTTTTTGGATTTAAAAATCCCTCTGCTTCTTTTAATCTAATATCTTTTCCATAAAGCATCGAATCATCAGTTTGATATGTATTGTTTAGTTTAGATTTTTCAAACTGATCAAAAAGTACATCAAAATCGTGTATTGTATTCTTAAAATCCTCCATTTATTTAGTTAAATAAATATAAGAAAATTTTAATTTTTAATAAACTATTATGAAATAAATATAACAAAATGTCTACTTTGGAAATGACAAATACTCTTTTAAACAATGATTGTTTATGTGGTAATATAATATTTACAGATGAATCGGAAGATACTGGGGACAAAATAGTTATCCCATGTCCAAAAATTTCTACTGTTGGGTATAATAGGATATCTTTAACAAATTTTGTTGATATTTGTAAAATCTTAGAACGAGATTCAAGTCATATACTTAATTATATTTCATCTGAGCTTGCCGTTTACTGTTATGAGGACTTCAACAAAAATCTTATAATCAAAGGATACTTTAATCAAAAAAATATAGAAAATGTTTTACGGGATTATATTAAAAGCTATGTTATGTGTCATATGTGTTATTCCGGACGCACAATATTAGGTATACGAAAGAAAAAATTATCTGTGAATTGTTCAGATTGTAATTCACAGAGAAGTGTTTAAAATGGTAGGCGAAAATCGTAATTTTTTCATGTATCAGATTTGGTTTTGGGTCTTTAAATTATCGATAAATTTTTTTTTTAAAAATAAAATGCGTTTGGTTGATATGTCTTTAAATGAAATGAAACGTTTGGATAGATATAAAGAAATACCACGCCACTATAAAAAATCTTCTTTAAATAAACACCAATTAATTAAATTAATGCAATTTCTTGGTCCAAAAATTCCCGGAACCGGGTTGGGAAGATTCATGGAGGAAGAGGATAAAAAAGCAGGAGTACGATACACAGATCTTACATCTAGTAAACGAAATATAGTATTACGGAAAGCCATACAAGCTGATGGTGTTCAGAATGTTTTTGGGCGATTATTTGAATTGTGTAAAATTTATAGTGCGAATCCCAATAAAGAACACTATAAGAATTTATTTTTGAGAGATTACTTATATGTCAAACTTATCACTTCGTCGTAAATAATTATTAAAAAAATTTTTAATTTTAACAATTTATAAAATTGTTAAATATGTCAAATGTGGATTTAATTAAAACTTTTTGTATGCACAATAATATGAATTATACACACATCATTGATAAAACTTCCAAATTTCCCCTTTTTGTTTGTGAAAGTTCTGTAGGTTCGCATACTATAATCAGCAATAGTTTTGACACAATAAATAAAGCAGAAGAAAATGCTGCATTAAAATTAATAATTAAAATAAGAAATTTTGGAAAAAAACAACATATTTAAAAAAATTTATATATTTTATCAAATTTGGTTTCTTCAACAATGTCTAACATAGAGTTACTGAAAGTTTATTGTAAAAACAATAACTTAGAGTATAAAATAAAAATAAAACAATTCGTTTCGCCCAATAACTCTGAATTTATTATAACATGTAATACTGAAGTAGGAAAATATCGTGGATGTAGTACAGGAATATATTATAATAAAAAAAAAGCAGAAGAGAATTCTGCACACAATTTAAGATCTCAGATTAGATATACAAATAGAGCCAATAATAAAATATTGGGAGAATTTTAAATAACAAATATATAAATTTTATAAAATTTATAAAATTTATATATTTAAAATGTCAAAATCTGATGCCGAATTGTCGGAAAATGAACTATTTGTTATGACAATGCCCCAAATAAAACAACTTTCGATTTATAAAAATTGCACTAGAGAGGGAAAACAAAAGTTAAAAAAGGCCGAGTTGATAAAGTTATTGGTTGGATGGAAAGAATGGAGAAAAAAAGTTCTACAACATAGAGTAATTAAAAATGATATTCGGAGTGTCCCAAAAATTACAGTAAGTACAGAAATATCTGAGTCTGTAAAGAGTAAAATTGTTTTAGAATTACAAAAAATAAGTACAATATATATGTTATTGAGAGACAACAGAGAATATGCGTATCAAAGTGCTGCCGATAGTATTAAAAAAAATACAATATTTCTTGATAAATTGACAGAACTACCGAGAATAGGTAAAGCAATAAAACGAGATATAGAAGAAATCATATCATATAACCATTCAAATCGGTTTAATGAATTAACCAAGAATGAAGATTTTAAACTTATTATCCAAAGGATAAAATATTTATTTTAAACATATTGAAGTTTTATAATTTTTTGCGCTTACTTCTCCTACATTTGAAGAATTAACAATTAAACTGATAGATTTGGTTGAGTTGTTTCGGGAGATTTTGATAAATTAGAAATCACAGATAAATTATTCATTGTATATATTGGGGGTTAATGTTATTTTATAAAAAAATTATTATTGGACAATTAAACTCTATATTTTAATTTACATATTAAAATGAATGACTCAATTGTCAAAAGTTTTATAAATTATAGTACTACCGAGGAACGTGCTGAGTTAAAAATGACAGAAATAGTATGTAATATATGTAATGATGCAAATAAAACCAATACAACCATCACAGAATACATAAATAAAAAAAATATTTTAACAAAGTTTTTATATTATTATCTAAATAATACTTCATCAGAATATATAATTTCAGATAGATTGTATTCATTTATTCCTATTCCATCTTTTGTTAATTTTTGTATTATGTTTAATGTAGATAAAAATAAACCATATAATAAACAAATACCAAAAAAAATATTAAAACAACTTATGGATGATTATGAGGATACAGAAAAGAAATATAAAAAAGCTTATGACGAAAAATATAGTGAATATGCAACTTTTAAAAAACTTTATTGTCTTTTTTAATTTTCATTGATATTATTTAAATTAAATAATATTGTGAATTTCAAATAAAAAATCTAATAATTGAATTATTTAATTTTTTGAAAAAAATCTTCGAAATCATAACCCGGATAAAAGTATGAGGGATTAGATGAAATTCTATTACCTTCTATATTTGGAAACATTGAAAAAATATATGTATATTGAGATCAAAGTTATCACGGTGTTTTACCCGGTCTTTTTCCCTATGAATAAATATTGTATGTGTCAAAAATCTATTTTTATTTGGATATATCGTTAATCCATCTAAATTATGCATTACTTCGATATGTGTGGCGTTAAATAATGTATTAATATGTTCGTCTATACTGTCTCTTGTTTTGCATATAGCATCAAATTTACTTAAATATGTTTTTATTATTTCTTTGGTTATTATACGCATAAAATTTATATTACCATTTACACCGTTATAAATTTCTCTACATTTTTCTAAAAATTCATATTGATCAATTTTTTCGGATACATCAAGTGATTTAAACAACTCAATTGAAATACGTTTTGCAGATTGTGTCTGCAAATCATAAACATTCATTGAGGAATTTTAAGTGAATTTATACACACCAACTTGAATCTTTTAATTAAATTTTATTGTCTTTTTTAATTTTATTATAGAAAATATGTCTGTCGTATTGCCCCATATAAGTAAGATTAATCGATCATTAGAGGGCGTTTATATGTTTTATGATTCTAAACACAACATAAATGTCGTTAAAAATTGTAATAGGAGAATATTGAAATATAATATAAATACAATACACGATTTTTATATTTTAGAAGAGGACAAAAAAAGCATATCATTAATGCCAATACTTTTATCCAAAAACACCCAAGATATTGTCGATACACTTCTTAAAATATTACCGTTGGTGGAGAATAAATCAATTTATGTTTTATTTTCCAAAGAAGATTTTATTGGTAAACTCAAAGAAAAAATTAAAAATAAAAAAATAAAAGAGTGTATAAAAGATAAGAAAAAATATACAATTATTTATTAAAAAATGATATTAACCCCATTACAAAAACAAATAATAGAATTTGTAAAAGAAAGTGAAGAGATAGAAAAAAACGAAAATTCAAATAATAAGCGGCAATATTGTAAAAATTGTGGCTTTGAACTGAAAACTGTAGTTAGACAAACTCGAAAAGGCGACGAGGGAATGACTGTATTTACTATATGTAATACGTGTTTTAAAACATATAAAACATAATTTATTGTTATTGTATATAATATACAATAAAATAGTTGAGTTATTAATTTGATATTAATCCATTATTGCCTCCATTGCCTCCATTATTGGCACCATTGTTGATTGGGGTATTATTGTTGTTATATAAAACACCATTTGTTTTATTGTTTGGTGATTGATTATTTTCCTTACCCCACAACATCCATCCAATTAACAGACCCAATCCGAGACCCAAGAAAAAGAACAGGAATTTTATACCAATGTCATTTTCTAATATATTTTGCATTTTATTATATATATAAATTGTATTGATAAAAAAATTTTAAATTATACAGATTTTTTTTTTCTCTTACAATATGTTTCTGGGACATTATTCAGTGATACGTATATTCCTTTCTTTTTTGCCTGGTCTAACAACATTGATAAATTGCTATGAAATAACTCATCATGCGGTTTCCCCCCATATCCAGAAATTGTCTCTGTTATAACATGTGTCATCTCATGTATAAGAACATATATAAGTGTTGGTAGTGCGTACATTTTCTTATTTTCATCATATAGACACAGTTTAATGTGTTTTTTGTGTAGTGTTTCAGACTTAATTCCAGCAGATATTATAATTTCCTTTTCGATATCTGGACGTAAATATTTAGCTATATATGTTAATAATGTTATCATATCTTCTTCATTTAATTGATCTTCTTCATTATAACTAAAGTATTCTCGCTTTCTTTTGATGAAACATAACAATGAAATCAAAACAACCAAAAGTATAAAAAGGAGTATAAATAATTTCATTTTATTAAATATATTTTACAATTTACATAGTATGTGAATACTTTTTTAATTATATCAATATTATTATTATTGTTGTTTGTTAAAAGGAAATTAATCTTCTCTAAAGATATTAATTGTGGTAATTTAAAATTATATGGATCTAAATGTGTAAAATTTTTAAGTTTATTTTTATAATTAAAAGTTTTAGAAAAATTTATTTCTCTACAATATGGACAACTATTACATTTTTCAAAACACACTTTGCATATTTCATTGCCACAACAACCCGTCCGATAACATTTAGATTTTATGGTGCAAATAAAACAATTATCTATTTTTTGGACAACTTTTACAGACTTTATGTTTTTGTTTATAAAATTATTTAAATGTATTGCGGTTGGTGATATAAAAACATTAAAACAGTTTTTTTTTATAAAATTGTAAAATGAAATAGTTCTTATATTTTTATAATTCTCAAATTTTGTTATTTTATCACAAAGATTAATAACATCACAAATTATAAAATCACAATATTCATATGATATAGAGTTTATATCAAATATTTTACAGTTATTATTTTTTAAATTGTGTTTCCAAGTTTGTACTAAATTTGGGTGTGTTATAATACTAAATTTTTTCTTTTTATATTTATTTGATAGAGTTTTAATTACTTTATACTTATCACAAATACTTATGTCTATTGATATGAAACTTTTAACAAAAGATTCAAATAATTTATCATAATATTTATAAGATATCCAATAATTTAACGAATCTACTAATGTATTAAAATAAATGTTTTTGTGTTGATATGTATTCTCCAATTCTGGTTTTATTTTTAAAAAGTATTTCGGCATTTTATAATAATTAAATTCGTAGAAAATTTTTAAATATTTTTAATGCATTGATTACAAAGTAATATTTAAGATATTAAAAATTATTTTTTATATTGTTTTTTCAAATATTTAATCATGACTGAGACTATTCATATAGATAAATTTCTAGATAAAGATAAAGATAAAAATGTATATATTTTTCACGATTGTGAAGGGCAAAACAATGTTAATACTTTGTGCAAACATGTTGTACTCGCAGACTCTGAATTTAATGCTAGAATAAAATTATTATGTTCACCAGAGCATGATGTAAATTTTTTTTATGAAGAAGTAGATTTTTGTTTTGAAGATTTGCAGGATGTCTTAGATGTTTTTTGTTTAGTACAAAATGCGACAGACGAAGATTCTTTAGAAAAGTTAATAGAGGATAGTTTAAAACTTGTCAATAAATTAATGGAGTTAGAAAACGAAGAAGAAAGCCAAAAAGATGATTATTATTATAAATTAGTTGACCAAATTAAAAAATATTGGTCTAAGTATAAAGAAACGGGACAACAATCTCCCGAGGGCCCCCTTTGTATGGGCGATGAGACATATGATGATTTTTGGGGAAACCACTATTCGACATATGACAATTATGAGCCGAAAGTAACATATAGAGAGTTATTTTCTACAGACAAAATGAAATCTTTTATTGAGAATATTATGTGGAATGAACAATACTCCCTTTTTAATGTTTATATGAACGAGGCACTTTTGATTAGTTAATACAAACAAATTACTTTACAAAGTAAAGTAAATGTAATTGTTAAATAGAAATTTCTTTTAATTTAACACAAAAATCATCAATGATTGTTTTTTTCTTATTGATATATTTATCTAATAAAATTGTATCTACAGAATCATTTATATATATTTTATAAACAACTACATTTCTCTCATTTTCTGGTAAATGAATATGAGATTTGAATCTTACAGCTCTAGATATAGCCTGATGGGTCGAAGCTTCATTCCAATTAGGCTCTAATAAATAAATATATCTAACTCCTTTGAGATTTAACCCCTCTTTTCCGGCCGATGTTATAATTATTATCTTAAAATCATCATTTTCGTTAAATTCATCTATGATATCCTGGGTATTTTTAGTTTGACCAGATATAACATATATATTAGGAGTTATCTTTTGCAATACTTCAATTAAAACTTTAACTCCGGTTTTAATCCATGTTGTATGAATTAATGTTTTTTTTTTACTTTGTTTTATTTTTTCATAAATAAAATCTATTTTGGGAGAATAATACCCTCTAAATCCCGCATCGCCGGCCCTTCTCATGTAATTGTATAAAATCATCACTCCTGTGACAGTGCTAAAAAGCCAATCTTTGTCTTGTATTGGGTCGTAATCTTCTTCATCAAAACCTTTTAACAAATTATTATATCTTTTTCTTTCTCCATCGTTTAATTTTATAAATTTATTAATATGTTTGACTTCAGGAAAATATTTATTTTTGTTATAATCAACTGTATAATATGAAACCATCAGATTGTCTAGATTTATCGATTTTGCGGTTGTGTTAAGATTTAATTTATTTAAAATTATATATATATTTTTTATATCATAAAATTGGTTGATTATAGGGGTTGCAGTCAATAATAGTACTTTCCAAGATTTCAGTGCACATTTTATATTATGTAGTACTCTACTTGATTTATATGTATATTTATATTCGTCTGGTACTTCATCCAACAATTCTTTTTCGGAATGTGTTTTTAGATAAGTTTTTTTTGTTATTCCATATTTATATTTTATATAAGAACCTATTCCATTGGAATTGATCTTTCTATTTCCCCTAAGACTTACATATTTTTTTAATAAATGTATTTCATCAATTATTAATATGGATTCTGTACATTTTTCCAATAATTTAGGATTGTTGGAGATTGCTTGATAAGTCAAAAAATAAAAATTATTTGGTAAATATCCCCAATATTTCTCGTATTCGTTTTTCCAATTGGGTAAAGTGTTTTTTGTTGTTATTATTATAACATTTGTTGTTTTTTGTTTTAACAACTCATTCGTTGTAGCTAATGCTGTTAGTGTTTTTCCGGAACCCGTACTGTGGACGACTAATAATGAAGTATTTTCTTTTTTTTTCATAAAATCGACCACTTTTTGTTGGTGGGGTTGTAATATTAAAGGTTCTAATTTAAGATTTTTTTTTGGGAATGCCGATAAGTCTATAGATGTATTCTCAGAACATATTTTTTTATATTTAGCAAAAATTCCATTTTTGGCTTCGGGATTTATTTTTCTGTTGGTTATGGGGTTTATATTATTATTTTTTTTAAGCGAATCGCATATAACATCAATTTTCATTTATTTATATAATTTTGTTTATATTTTAAGGTTATTTTTATTGTTATTGATCAATTTCCATATTCAGATAGTTAGAAATTTTAAAATTTTTATTTATAATAAATGGTTAAAAAGATATCTAACGATACACTAATTGATAGATCTATGGTCAAACTTCCTATTTTTGACGAAAAAAGTTTATCCAAACAAGGCGAGTTATTTTATGACTTAAAAACAGACTCTTTGGTTATAAGAATTGGAGAGGGGTGGAAATTTTTCCCAACCACCACAGAAGTTAAACTAGCTGAATCTGCGGAAGATTCATTATTCTCTCCGCTTATTTCAGGAAAAATCGGAAATTTTTCGCCAACAGCGCCAGGAAAAATCGGAGATTTTTCGCCACTCTCTTCCGCCCCCCCTTCATATGAATCTTCAAGTACGTTATATCCAAACTTATCTGAAGATACAACACAAGCAACAACAGTTCATAAACACGAACATATAATTCGATTTAGTTCACTTTTGACAGCTGAACCAAATTTCAGAGATATAGAAAATAAAATAATAGAATTAAATAATAAACTTTCAGAACACCCTAACATAAAAAAGATTAAATTAAAAAACGATTTTTCTTTTTTTGAATTTTTAAAAAACCGTTTCAAAAATGTTAAAATCAGTCCATCGGGAGACATTAAATTTGATATTGTAAAAAATAAATATTTAGACTAAAAATTGTATATGGAATAATTTATTCCATATTTATTCCATATTTATTAATATGTTTTACTTACAAATTGTATTAATCGCTAAAGTCGGATTGTCTATATTTTGAATAAATATTTGTATTATTTCTGATGGCGTCCACACTTTATTTGGTATATTTTTGTTCGATGTATATTTTGTATCGTAAAAATATTCATACATACATTTTATTATTTCAGATGTAGCTTCTTTTAACTCTATCTTAATATCTATTCTTCCTGGGCGTAATAACGCTTCATCTATTTTCTCTGGATAATTGGTTGTAATAATTAACATACGACCATCTATTTCTAAAATCCCATCTAAAACATTCAATATATCTGATAATGTTAAATTCTCTGAGAGATCATTTAAAATTTTTGTTAGTAATAAATTTTTATCATTGGTTACTGTTTGACCGGGAAAAATCGAAGATTTTTCGCCATATAACATTTCTTTTGTCAAAAAATCTGAATTCTTTACGGTAAATTGTTCATCTGTCGATCTAGTTTTAATTAATTCTTTAAATTTGGTACAATCTATATCTTCTATAATAAATAATCTTTTATTAATTGGAACTCTTTTACAATTAATATCAATATTATAGAAGATATCAACCAATTCGTTGAAATTTTTAATTTTGTCTAATTTTACTGCAAATATATGTCTATGTGTATAATTTGAGATTGCTTTAATAATAGATGTTTTTCCGCATCCAGGTTTTCCGTGAAACATCATCCCCAATGTATATGGTATACCTTTAGTTTTATACCACTGTTCATTATTTTCAAAATAATCGATTTTATTTATTAAATCTTTTTTACCTTCAAAAAATACATTTTTAAAATTTTTGTTGGAGGTAAAATTATATTCGTGATAGTTGTTATAAGTCTCTTCTTTATTGTTTTTATGTATAAAATATTTTAAATTATCATTATCTAAATTATTTTCTAATCTATAATCCTTCAACCATGTGTTCATTGTTTGTTTTAAATCATTCATTGATAAAACTTTAGAATATACTTCTATTTTTATTTCTTCTAAAACTTTATCTTTTAAAATTTCATTTGAAGTGTATATTTTGATATATACATTTTTTTCCACTTTGAATGAGTCTTTTTGTTCTACAAAAAAATCTTCCTTTTTTGACTTAGTGTCTGTTTCTTTTAACCTGTATATTCCCGCTTCATTACAATTCAACTTATTTATTTTATTAAGTATACTATTGAATTTTTCAGAAAATGAACAATAAATATATTCTGTTTTAACAATATATCCAATTATCAATATAGAATTATTTTGATAGAATAATTTTTTAAATACTTCAATGATGTATATTTTTAGATATGTGAAATTTGTTGCTAAATATGAAATTGATATTATAATTATACTATTGATGATTGTATCTAAAATTACATTATTTGTTTTAAATTGGAATATCATAGATGATGTCATAATTTCAGAAAATGAATTGGCCATGTTTAAACCAAAATATACCAACTGTTATTTAATTTTTTTGTAAAATACATTTTATTATTTTAGATGTAGCTTCTTTTAACTCTATCTTAATATCTATTCTTCCTGGGCGTAATAACGCTTCATCTATTTTCTCTGGATAATTGGTTGTAATAATTAACATACGACCATCTATTTCTAAAATCCCATCTAAAACATTCAATATATCTGATAATGTTAAATTCTATGAGAGATCATTTAAAATATTTGTTAGTAATAAATTTTTATCATTGGTTACGTTTGACCATTGGTTACGTTTGACCATTGGTTACTGTTTGACCATTGGTTACTGTTTGACCATTGGTTACTGTTTGACCATTGGTTACTGTTTGACCATTGGTTACTGTTTGACCAGGAAAAATCGAAGATTTTTCGCCAGGAAAAATCGAAGATTTTTCGCCAGGAAAAATCGAAGATTTTTCGCCAGGAAAAATCGAAGATTTTTCGCCAGGAAAAATCGAAGATTTTTCGCCATCTAACATTTCTTTTGGTAAAAAATCTGAATTCTTTCCGGGAAATTGTTCATCTGTCGATCTAGTTTTAATTGATTCTTTAAATTTGGTACAATCTATATCTTCTATAATAAATAATTTTTTTTTATTTGGAATTCTTTTACAATTCACAGAATTTTTAAGAAAAGAATCAATCATGTTTAAACTAAAATATACTAACTGTTATTTAATTTTTTTTGTAAAATACTTTAAAATAAATTTATTTTTTTCAAAGAAAGATATCATTTTAACTATAATGGCGTCAAATAGTGAGACCGAAAAATCAGATATTGTTTCAGAAACAAACGAAGATTTTACACCAACTTACTGTTTAGACACAGAATTAATGAGAGATTTAGAGGATATTTTGAAATGCCCAATTTGCTTGAATATTAATGCTGTAAATGTATTTTGTTGTCTCAATGGACACAATATATGTTTTGGGTGTTATGAAAGAGTGATTGGTGGAGACAGAGATATCCCAGAATGTCCAATATGTATGTTTACTATGATTTCAGCACCAATGACCAACCTTAGTATAAATCAGATTATAGGTGTTTTATCATTTAAAATTATTTGTATAAATACATCGAATGGGTGTAAATTTAAAGATATTAAAGATAAAATTGATGTACATGAAAAAAATGAATGTAAGTTTATGAAGTGTAAAAATGCCGAATGTGATTTTATTTCAGATAAAGAACAACAAAATATTCATGAAGTAAAATGTGATTATAGACTTATCCAATGTTTTGGTTGTAACCAAAATGTTAAAATTAAATCTTTTACAAATCATTTATTGGATGAGCCAGAGTTTGATTTAAATTTGGTTTCTACCAAATATAAAGACTCAGCATATATAACAACATTATCTACAGCCATAGATTTTGATGGTGGGTCTCCAAACCAAGAATGGGATGTTTCTACTCATATTTGGAATAATAACAAATTTTATATAATATTGGAATTCAAAGAAAACAAGTTTAGGACATGTATATATGCAATTAATGGAGAAAAAAATACAACCGAGTTTGATATCAAAATATCTATTGAACAAGATAGTATGACATTATTATCAAAAAAAAATATAGAGTTTGCGAATATTGGCGAAAGAAAATCAGATGTATTTAATAATGTAAAAAAAAGCTTTCTAATTTATAAAAATCAAATAAATTTAGTAAATCATACAATGAACTTTAACATAATTTATAAAATTAAAAAAAAGAAACATATCTGTAATTTGGATACTGTAGAATATTTTGTGTGTCCTTTATACAATAAGGATGTTTATACCTATAAATGTTCGGTTTGTAATGATACAATAGAAACTCGTTTAGGAGATTTAAATATAGAAAAGGATGACATAAAGGAATGTAAATGTCAAATTTGTAGTGAAATATCTTAGATTTTTCCTAATTAAATTTACAAATAATTTATTTTTGTAGAGCATTATCGTATAATATATACGATGGAAACAACGACTAATTCAAAAAAACATTGTATGTATACGTGGAGTTTAGATGAAAAAAAAATAACAAACACTTACATATCGTCTGAACCATTTTACGATTACAACAAAAATAAGTGGC